AGATGCAGAACGCGAAATTCGCGCCGCTGAATCAATGCAAGGTTTCGAAAACCAAGCAAGACCAGTTGCAGAAGTACGCAACGAAAAGAATGATGCAGATGCCATCCGTGCTTTAGCACGCGGTGATATTCGTTCATACAATTTCGAAAAGCGTGATGTAACTAAGGGTTCAACTGGTTCACCAGTTCCAACTTCTTTCTACGATCAAGTTATCTTGCTTGCTAGAACAGTTGGCCCAATGCTAGAAACCTCAACCATCTTGAACACAGCAGGCGGAGAGAATTTACAAATTCCTTCACTTTCTGCATATTCAACTGGAACAGTAACTTCTGAGGGTAATGAAATTGGCGAAAGCGATCCAACATTTAATAATTTTGTAACGCTTTCCGCTTACAAATATAGTTTCTTGACACAAGTGTCACGCGAACTTGTTGAAGATGCTGGAGTAGATATTCTTGGCTTCCTTGCTACCCAAACAGGTAACGCAATGGGTTATGCCGTGAACAACGCTCTAACTGTTGGTACAGGTACTACACAACCAAACGGATTAGTTAGCCGTGCAGGTTCTGCTGTAACTGGAACTTCATTAAACCCAACTGCTGATAACTTGATTGATCTTGTTTACAGCATTGAAACAGTAGGCCGTAGACTTCCTGGAACTGGTTTCCAAATGAACTCTGCATCTATTGCAAACGTACGTAAGTTGAAAGATGGTTCAGGACAATACTTGTTCACACCATCACTTTCAGCAGACGCACGCGACTTACTACTTGGTTATCCAATATTCGAAAACCCAGCAATGGCTTCAGCAGCATCAGCAGCCAAACCTGTGATTTTCGGTAACTTGCCAAGTTACTATGTACGTCAAGTTGGCGGACTGAAGTTAGATCGTTCAGATGATTTTGCGTTTTCAAACGACTTAATCACCTTTAGATCAACATTCAGAGTGGATGGAAACTTAATTCAAACCAGCCACGTCAAATTCTTCAAATCAAGCAACTCCTAAACCGAGTCTGATTTGAACAAAGTTCTGGGACACGGAGCGCAGGCCGTGTCCTAGACATACTCGTCTCCCATCTGTAATAAGGTGGGAGACAACCTGCGTCTATATGGAGTCCTGTGTGAATCGTGAACAACGAAGATTATTAGAAAAACAAAATAAAAACGTACAAAATGTTGTACAACACCCAAGAAGAATTCTTTTAGTAAGTAATGCCCCTTGGGCCGCAACTGGATATGGCCAGCAAAGCGCACAACTAATTACAAGACTTAAAGCAAGTGGCAACGATATTGCTGTTGCAGCGAATTATGGTTTAGAAGCATCTGCAACTGTTTGGAATTCCCCTGCTGGTGGTATTCCTATTTATCCAAGAGGTATGGAAACTTGGTCTAATGATGTTATTCCAGCGCATATGCACGACTGGTCTAAAAGAGATAAAGACGCTGAACATTTGTTGATGACATTGTTTGATGTTTGGGTTTTCAAAGGCGATAAGTGGAAAGAGTTTCCTGTTGCTTCTTGGACTCCTATTGATCACGTTCCAGCACCACCTGAAGTTGCTGCTTGGTGTCGTCAAGATTTTGTTTACCCGATTGCTATGAGCAAGTTTGGTAAAGCAATGTTAGAAAATGTTGGAATTGAATCTTGGTATGTTCCTCACGCGATTGAAAAAGTTTTCAAACCAACTAAGTCTTTCAAAACTATTGATGGTGATGAGATGACTGGTCGCGAGTTTATGAAGATTAGTGAAGATAAATTTGTTGTTGGTATGAACGCAGCAAATAAAGGTGTGTCACCTGTTCGTAAAGCGTTTGGTGAAAATCTTTTAGCATTTTCTATGTTTGCTAAAAAATATGATGATGCTGTTTTGTATTTGCATACTGAGGCTTCTGGTTCTATGGGTGGAATTAGATTGATGGATTTGATTCTTTCTACTGGTATTGATCCTCAGAAAGTTATTTTCCCTGATCCTTATTTGTTACGTTCTGGAATAAATCAAGAAATTTTGGCAACTATTTATACAGGTATGGATGTTTACCTTGGTACGTCAATGGGCGAGGGCTTTGGAATAGGAACAATTGAAGCAGAAGCGTGCGGCGTACCTGTAATTGTTTCTGACTTTGCTGCTTCCGCTGAACTTTGTGGAGATGGTTGGAAAATTGGTGGGCAACCTTATTGGGATGCTCCACAGAAATCTTGGTTTCACGTTCCATCTGTACCTGAAATTGTTGAAGCACTTACACAGGCGTATAACAGAGGTCGTGGGACTAGCCAAAAAGCAATTGACTTTGCTAAACAATATGAAGCAGATTTTGTTTTTGAAACCGAATGGAAACCTACTTTAGACAGCATATTTGCAAGAGTGGCTTCTGATAGGTCTAAAAAGGCTTAAAAGGGCAAAATCTGGGACTTTAGTGATTGGGGATAGATAACTTGATACCTGTAATGATTGTGCCTGTTTTGACAAGATATGACCTGCTAGACAGGATGATTAAGTCAATTAACTACCCAGTTAAAGATTTAGTGGTTATTGATAATGGAGCAAAAGGTTTCAATTGGCAACCTTTTTGGAATCAATGGGTTTCGAAGATTTGGCATATCAAGTTGCCGAGCAATCTTGGTGTTCCTGGTTCTTGGAATCTTGGAATTAAATCTTTACCTCAATCGGATTATTGGTTGGTTTCTAATTTTGATGTTGAGTGGGGTGGGGACTCTCTCAAGATGTTTCAAGAAATTTCAAGAAAAGACAAACTTGTTTTATCTAATGGTGCGCCTAGTTGGTGTGCTTTCAGTATTGGTTGGGAAGTTGTGGACAAGGTTGGTTTATTTGATGAGTCTTTTGTTCCAGCATATTTTGAGGACAACGATTATGAAAGACGTTGCGAATTTAATAACATTGAAATTGTTAATTCTTTCATTCCTGTTGCACACGACAATTCATCAACGTTAAAGGCAGGATTTCAAACAGAAAACGACAGATCATTTGCTGCAAACTCAGAATATATGAATCACAAAATCAAAACCCAAGACTTTACTGAGGGCAAGTGGTCTATCCGTAGACGGAGAAAATATGGATGGGACTAACAAAGAAACTGACTGGCATAAGATAACCCAAAATGATGAATATTTACAATTATCTATAAATAGACTTAATGAACCAATCTTAAAATGGGCAAATCAAATATCTGAAATGCTACCAAAAAAGCCTTTAACAGTAAATGAAATAGGTTGTAACGTAGGCCACTTTTATAGGGCAATAAAAGACAAAAATATGACTTATAAGGGTTATGACATTTCAAAAACTTATTTAGATGTAGCAACAAAAAACTTTGGTAACTTTTTTCATCAATTAGATATAACAAAACAAATACCAGAAACAGCAGATGTAACAGTCATTTCAGCGACTTTAGAGCATTTAGAAAATTTTGAAGATGCCCTGAATAATATTTTTTTATCAACTAAAAAACGAGTAATCTTGAGAACATTTATAGGTTTTACTAACAAAATCAGTTATTTTAGTAAATCTGATTCGCATAAACCTTATATTGTGAGGCAATTTAACACTAAGGCACTTAATCCCAATAAATTACCCATCAAATTGATAAAAGATGAGGCTACTAATTCAAAACCATACAAGATTGGAAACTTTAAGAGGAAAATTCAAATAATTGATTTTAAGTTGAGTAATATTGATGACTGATTCTAAAACCATAATCATTTTCAAAGATGCTCATAAGAACAAAGATATTTATGTTTTAGGTTCAGGAGCAACACTTAATTTTATAGACCCATCATTTTTTAATAACAAAATAACCATATGCGTAAACGAAGTCGGTCAAACATATTTACCCAAAACACAATATGTTTTATCTAAGCATCACCCTGAAGCAATCAGGCACGCAGAAGAAATGCCTAAAACAAAAGTGATAGTCAGTTTCGGTGATTGTGGAAACCAATACGCTAAATCACTTCCTGAATTACCTAATCTTTACGCTTTTCATCACAAACAAAATATGTGCGAAACGGCAAACGTAAATAGGGATTGGCCTGATCAAGAAACAGGTTTATACGTTTCTTGGTCTAGCATCACTTCTGCTATGCACTTTGCCGCATACCTTGGTGCAAAAAATATTATTCTTGTTGGTCACGATTGCGGTGAACTTGATGGTAAAACTTGGGTAAAAGACTATGGTTACGAAAATGGGAATTCGTCAGATATGCTTGAAGCGAAGCAAAGAAATTATGCCTTTGAAAATCAATCAATAGCAGTCAAAGAAAAATTAAAGGCTTTATACAACTGCAACATTTATAGCCTTAATCCTTTTATTAACTATAACCTTGAGGGTGTTAGTTATAGGGGTAAAAACAGTATTAACTGATAGCCATTGAACGTAATGATGGTTTAGACTATGAAAGACCGACTTAGGAGTTATTTTGCCAATCACGAATGGTTATGCTTCGCTGACTGAAGTTAAAGCAGCGTTACGTATAACAGACACTATTGATGATTCATTATTAGAGATGGCAATTGAATCTGCCTCAAGACTTATAGATGGTTATGCCTCACGTCAATTTTATTCATCTGGAACTGCTACAAGATATTTTGTTGCCCAGGATGATTTCGTTGTTGAAGTTGATGATCTTGCAAATGGAACTGTAACTATTACGACAGCCCAAGATGCTGATGGTGTTTTTGATACAACTTGGGGAACTGATGATTATCAACTTGAGCCTTTGAATGGTGTTCTTGATGGCATTCCTTGGCCTTACACAAGTATCAGAGCAGTAGGCGATTATTTATGGCCTATCAGCGGTGGCGAAGCGTTGATTAAAGTTCAAGGAACTTATGGTTGGCCATCTGTGCCAATTGCAATTAAACAGGCTTGCGTTATCCAGGCATCAAGAATTTACAAACGTTTAGACTCTCCTCTTGGCGTTGCTGGCTTCGGAGATTTAGGTGCAATCAGAGTATCTAGCCAACTTGATCCAGATGTTGCACAACTTGTAATGCCTTACAGAAGATTGCGAAACTTTGCCTAATGGCATCAATCTCACAAATCCGAAGTGGTTTAGCAACTCGTTTGGGAACAATCACAGGTTTAAGAACTTCTGCTTTTATGCCAGATAACCCAAATCCACCTGTTGCAATTGTTATGCCATCAAGTGTTTCCTATGATGATGTTTTCAAACGTGGTATGCAAACTTATGTTTTTAATGTCCTTGTCATTGTTGGCAGGGTAGATGAAAGAACTGCGCAATCTAATCTTGATGCCTATGTTTCAAGCACAGGTAATTCAAGCGTCAAAAGAGCAATTGAGGGTGACAAAACTCTTGGTGGAGTTGTGTTCGATACAAGAGTTACTGAGATGAGAAACTACGGCCAATTACCAGTTTCTGAGATAGTATATCTTACAGCGGAGTTTACAGTTCTCTGCTACGCAGACTAGGAGTAATAACAAATGGCAAAATTTGCTGCAACAGACTACGTTGTGACAATCGGTACTGCTGATTTTTCTACAAATCTCAATTCCGTTGAATTATCACAAGAGGCTGACGATTTAGAAACTACCGCTTTCGGTTCTTCTTGGAGAACTAGAATCGGTGGATTAAAACAAGCATCACTAACACTAAACTTTATGCAAGATTTCGGTGCAGGTTCAGTTGATGCAACACTTAACCCATTACTAGGTTCAATTGCAACAGTTGTAATCAAACCTACAAGTGGAACAGTAACTGCAACTAACCCAAGTTACACAATGACAGCATTAGTAACCCAATACTCCCCATTCGCATCAAGCGTTGGCGATATTGCTACTCTTTCTGTTACTTGGCCTGTATCTGGCTCAGTAGTTCGTGGAACTTCTGCTTAATTAAAAAAGGAAACAAATGAAAATCAACCTGCGCGTGAAATACCAAGATGGTAATTCTAAAGAAGTAGTTTGTTCAGCAAGAGACTTAGTTGCGTTTGAAGAAAAGTACAGCAGGTCAGTAGCAAAACTCGAAGCCGAGTTCAAACTTACTGACCTGCTTTTCTTAGCGTGGCATAGTGAAAAAAGAACCAATGCAACGAAAAAAGAATTCGATAATTGGTTAGATGAAGTTGATGAAATTGGTGTAAGCGACAACGACCCAAAATAAAGCCGCTCGGAGAAAACTCTGAGCATTGGTTTATTGCTTACTTGGCTTGTGAAACAGGAATTGCGCCCTCTTTGCTATTAGCGGAGACTGATCGTATGCTTTTCACAATGGGTATGTATCTGCGTTGGAGAGCAACAGAAGCAAACAAGAGGTAATAGTGGGTTTCACAGTACAAACCGAAGTGCGTGGTTTACGAGAAACTCTTTTAGAATTAAAACAATTAGATAAAAGTCTTTACGATCAGTTAAATACTGATGTTAAAAATTTTGCTTTACCCTATGCAAGAAGCATAGAAAACGCTCTACCTAAATCTGCTCCATTGTCAGGTTTTACCCATTCAGGAGCAACCGCTTTCAAGAGTTCTGAGAATAAAACTAAAGTCAAAACAAGCACAAAGAAACCTAGTGCTGGTAAACCAACTTCTTTACTGAAAGTAATTGTTTTAGGTCGAGGAATGGCCATTGTTGATATGGCTGGTCGTAAAAAAACTTCTGGTCGTTCTTCAGGTCGTGCTAAACCATCTAATCGCAGACCAACTGGTTACAGATTGAATGGTCAAGGAACAGCATTGATAAGAAACCTCAATAGGACTTCTGGTGCTTCACGTTACGTTTGGCCTGCCGCTTTGAAAAATCAGAATTTGATCGATAATAGTATTGAACGTTCTTTACAAGAAGCATCCGCAAAGGTAAACAGAAACTTATTGGTGGTTAAGTAATGGCAATTATTGTCCCGATTCTCACGCAGTTTGATGACAAAGGAATCAAGTCTGCTGTTAGAGAATTTGAAAGAGCCAAAACAGGTATAGATAAATTTGGTGCTGTTGGAAAGATTTTTGACAACGTTGGTCAATCTTTAACAAAGAATTTAACAGTCCCAATTCTTGCTGTTGGTGGGGCTTTAGGTTTTATGATCAAAGAGGCCATAGAAGCCGAGGCTGTAACTTCAAGACTTAGACAAATTTTATTAACAACTGGTGGTGCAACAAATGCCCAAGTTGATGCTTTATTAAAACAAGCCGCTGCTTTAGAAAAAGTTGGTGTTGCTTCAAGGGAAAGCATTGTTACAACACAAGCACAATTAGCAACTTTTGATTTACAAGCCAACACAATCTCTGCACTTACTCCAGCGATTTTAGATTATGTTCTAGCAGAAAAAGGTGCTACGGCAACCGCTGACGATTTCAAGTCAATGACAAATGGTTTGGCTCAAGCCTTGAATGGTCAATTCGGTTCTCTTACAAGAGTTGGTTTCGTTCTTGATGAGGATACTAAGAAAAAGATTGCTAATGGTACAGAATCTGAACGTGCCGCAGCATTAGTTGATGTTTTGAATTCAACTTACAAAGGTTTCAATGAATCACTTTTAGCAACACCCGAGGGAAGAATAATTGCTCTACAAAGGGAATTTTCAGATTTAAGGCAAGAACTTGGTTCAGTATTTCTTCCTGTTGCAATGGAAATCAGCGCAGTCATAAAAGACAGAGTGATTCCTGAAATTCAAAAACTTGTCGATAAATTTAAGGCTTTAAGTCCTGAAACAATTAACACAGGATTGAAAGTTTTGGGACTAATAGCAATTCTTGGCCCACTACTTATTGTCATTGGAAAAGTTATTGGAGCAATCCAAGTATTTATTGGAGTTTTTAAAGTATTATCGTTAGTTTTGTTAACAAACCCAATATATGCAGTAGCAGCACTACTAGCAGTTTTAGTTGTTGCATTGATTCACGCTTTTCAAACCTCAGACAAATTCCGTCAAGGAATACAAAAACTGGGTAACGCTTTTATTACTTTTGCTGAGGGCGCACTTAATTTTGTTATTGATCATATGAATCTGTTTTTGAAAGGAATGAATTTAGTAATTAGAGGCTTACAAATGTTTGGGGTTGATGTTAAAGAAGTTGGCCAGATAGCCCCAGTCGCACTTAAACGCATCAGTCTTTCAACAGTTGAAGCATCTAACAATATGGGTGCTTTAGCAGCACAAACAGATACGTTAGGTACAGCAATTTCTACTGAAGTTGTCCCAAGCGTAGGAAAAATGAACAAAGGATTAGAAAAAACTTCTGAAGAACTTAAAAAAGTAAAAGAAGCAGCAAAAGGTGCGGCTCAAGTCGTTGTGGATAATCTTGAAGATGCTTTACGTAAAGCAGAATCAGCACTTGATGACGTTCGTGGAAAATTTACAAATTTCAAAGATGCAATCGGCAACACAATTACAGGTATTTTAGATTTTGGTAAAGCAGCCGAATCTGAGGATTTCTTAAAAGGTTTAGCGGATCAGGCAACTAAGGCGACTCTTTTCGCTGACAAGGTTAAACAACTTGTTGTTCTTGGTTTGAATGAACGTGCTATTAGACAAGTTTTGAATGCGGGTTTTGAGGCTGGTTCAAAGATTGCTGACAGCATAATTATTGGTGGCGCAACAGTAGTTGATCAAGTCAATACTCTTGTTGATTCAATATTCAATGTTGCTGATCAAGTTGGTGAATTTGGTGCTGTGGCTTTTTATGACGCTGGTGTTAAACAAGCAGAGGCTATGGTCGCTGGAATCAAAGCGGAATTAGAAAGAGCAAGAGCAGACCTAAAATCAGTAGTTGAAAGTTTATCAACAACTGCTCCAACAGGCGGTGCTCCTAGCCCAAGTGGACCTGCTCCTGAAGAAAAACGCAAAACTGATACAGGAACAATATTGCAACCAGGAAAACTTTTAACCTCAACTCAATTTGCTAAAGCGGCAAATGTTTTGAAAACTTCTGGAACAGCAGCGGCTTCTTATACTGCTTTGGCTTATGCTCTGCAAAATAAAACTGTTCGTATGGCTAAAGGTGGAATTGTTACTGGACCAACAAATGCACTTATTGGCGAGGCTGGACCTGAAGCAGTTATTCCCCTGTCAGGTAAAAACGCTGGAATGGGAAGTACTTACAACATAACTGTTAATGCTGGTATCGGAACAAATGGCGCACAAGTTGGCCGCGACATTGTTGAAGCAATAAGAAAATATGAACGCTCATCTGGTCAAGTGTTTGTGAGAGTCTAAATGGCTTTACCAACAAAAACAGTTGAAATTGGTTTTGATTTAACTTCACAAGGTGGACCTTTTTTCACTCTTGATGATGAAGTTCAAGGTGTTTTAGATAACACAGAGTTTACTCTTGGTGGAACACTTTTTTATGATGTCACAGATTATGTTATTTCAATAAATACTGATCGTGGTAAAACGCGTGAACTTGACAGATATGATGCTGGAAACTTGGAAGTTATTTTTGATAATACAACAAGAGTTTTTGATCCTTTGTACGCTTTAAGTCCTTATGCTGGTCAGATTGTTCCTCACAGAGAAATCCGTGTCAGATCAAATGGTTCAGCAGTTTTCTATGGTTTGATTGATGACTGGAATTTGTTGTATCAGCCATCTGGTGATAATCAGGCTGTTGCTTTGGCTTCTGATGGTTTCACTTTGTTGGCAACACAGGCGTTAGCAGCACACACCGCTACTCCTCAACTTACTGGTGCAAGAATAAATACTGTTCTTAGCAGACCTGAAGTTAATTGGCCTTTAGCAAACAGAAACATTGATGTTGGAACAATCAACTTGCAAGGTGATGTTGTTGATGATGGAACTGGTGCTTTAACTTATTTACAAATTGTTGAACAAACTGAAGGTGGTTCTTTCTTCATTGACAACTCAGGTAACGCAACTTTTCAAGACACTTTGGCTGGCCCAAGTTCTACTGATTTAGTTGTATTAGCAGATGATGGTTCTGGGATTCCTTTTTCTAATGTTGCTGTTGTTTACGGATCAGAATTTTTGTATAACCGAATTGTTGTGACTCGGGCTGGTGGTAATCCACAAACTGTTGATGATTTTAATTCACAGAACTCTTATGGTATTTCTTCATATAACTTAGATGGTTTGTTGTTCAATTCTGATCTTGATGCTCTGGCTTTGGCTGATTCTTTACTTGGTGAATATTCTGAACCTGAGTATCGTTTTGATTCGATTACTGTTCAAATGTCTGAATTGACTTCGCAACAGCAAAATAATTTGTTGGCTTTAGATTTGACTGATCAGATTGAGGTCAAATTTACCCCAAACAATTTAGGTTCACAGATAGTCAAGTATGGGGAGATTATCGGAATTGAACATAACATTGGTATATTTGTTCACGAACTAACATTCAAGTTAAGTACCCTTGATTTTGCTGAATTCGTGCTTGATGATGCTGTTTTTGGTCTACTCGACACAGGTCGTTTGGGCAATTAGAATACTTCTAAAGAAAGGTAGTTAAATGGCTGGTGCAGGTTTTAGGACTTTTACTGCTGGTGATGTTTTAACAGCAGCACAAGTAAATACTTTTTTGATGCAACAATCTTTAATGGTTTTTGCTGGAACTGCGGCTAGAGGTAGCGCAATTGCTTCACCAAGTGAGGGAATGTTTACCTATTTAACTGACACTAATGCTTTGGAATATTATGATGGTGCTGCGTGGCAAGCCTTTACTTCTGGTGGCGGCGGAGCAACATTTAACGAATTTTTATTGATGGGCGCATAAGGAGAAAATATGACCACAACATACGCAGTTCTTGGACAAACAATCGGAACACCAGCATTGACAACACTTTATACAGCGGGTGCTTCAGAACAAGCAGTTATTTCAACGATCACTATTGCTAATCGTGGTACTGCTGCTGATACTTATCGTATTGCTGTTCGACCTGATGGTGAATCTATTGCTAATCAGCATTACATTGCTTATGATGCTTCTTGCCCTGGTAATGACACTATTGCTTTGACTTTGGGTATTACTTTGAATGGTAATGATGTTGTGTCTGTTTATTCTGGTACAACTAATCTTACTTTCAACGCTTTCGGCGCAGAAATTAACTAATTATGGCGATAAGAAGATTTGTTTCTTCTAATATCACCACAGGCAAAAAGTTCAGCACAACTGCTGATGCTGTTCCTGCTAATGGTGGAATTGTTACTTATCGAAATGGATACTTCATTCACACTTTTTTGAGTGATGGAACTTTCACAACAAATAAACCTTTAAGTGTTGAATATCTTGTTGTCGCAGGTGGTGCTGGTGGTGGTAAAGACCAAGGTGGTGGTGGTGGTGGTGGTGGAATGCGTTCAACAACTACGGCTACTGGTGGTGAGGGTAATCCAGAATCAAGATTATTTTTAAGTGGTGGGACTTCTCACACAGTTACTATTGGTGCTGGTGGTGCTTCGGAAACAAGTGGTGTTAATTCTGTTTTTTCAACTATTACTTCTACTGGTGGTGGTCGTGGTGCTTCTTCGTTAAATAATGGAACTACTGGTGGTTCTGGTGGTGGTGCTAGTGGACAGGGTGGTAGTAGAACTGGTGGTTCAGGAACTGCTAATCAAGGTTTTGCAGGTGGTAACTCTGCAAACCAATCTGGTGGTGGCGGCGGTGGCGCAGGTGGCGTTGGTGTAACTGGTACTGGTTCTAGTAATGCTGGTGGTGGTGTAGGTGCTTCTAACGCTATTAACGGAATTACTACAACTTATGCTGCTGGTGGTATTGGTGATAGAACTATTACTCCAGAAAATGGTGCACCAAATACTGGTAATGGTGGAGCAGGTAATAATGCTAACGCAACTGCTGGTTCTGGTGGTTCTGGAATAGTTATAGTGAGGTATTTAGCATAATGGCGATCAAAAGATTTTTAAGTCAAACAATTACTGCACCAAAAACTTATTCAAGTTTAACTGATGCAGTTCCCTCTATTGGTGGAACTATTACATATAATCAAGGAAATTTTGTTCACACATTTTTAAGTGATGGAACTTTTACCCCCAAAAAAACTTTAACTGCTGAATATCTTATTGTTGCTGGTGGTGGTGGTTGCACTTCTGGTGGTGGTGGTGCTTCTGGTGGTGGTGGCGCAGGTGGTATGCGAATTGGGTCACTTGCATTTACTGGTGGAAATAAAACTGTAACTGTTGGTGGTGGTGGTAACGGCACAACTGGTTCTAATTCTGTT